GCAACATATCTATAGGTTTCCGGTACTGCTTGTGCTATCTGTATTTGACCCATGCTCCATAGGTTTGTTAGCCATTTACTTGTGAAATATCCGTTGTGCTGTATCTTGTATAGATGTTCTAGGTCTGTTGGCTGCCATCCGTATAAAATCATATGGTAATGTGGCCTTGCCGTCTGTTCTCCGTATTCTCCCGCTACAAAATAGCGTAATTTGCCCCTATAAGCCTTTCTGAGGCGTTTTAAGAATTTTTGAACATCAGTATACAGCAAAGTTTGGACGCTTTCAGGGCGCTTCTCTCCCGGTTTCCAGACGTATTGTACTTTTCGCATGATTTCACCTGTGTTTACTATCATGCCTGGTACGTGATCATCATCATACGTTAATGTGATAAACCAAACTTCTTCCCTTGGATAGTCTCGTGCTTCTAATTCTATTCGTGTTGTCCAGTCCTCTCTTTGTCTGATTCTGCATCCGATGCATTGTCCGCATGGTATCAACATGACATCTTTTCTGTACATTAAATCTTCATATTTTAGCTGCTTTCCCGCTAACTGAGAATAGCGGGAGAGTGAATACACCCTCCCGCTAATGTTTTTGTCGTTAGGGTTGTACAGCCGTATTAACGGTTTGTAACAACTCACTTCAAATAATCACCCGGCTTTCGTTTTTCTCCATATTTTCCGGTTTTGTCTTGTGGCTTTGTGCTTCTAAACTGTTCTGCGCCTTTGCTTTTTTCTGTTTTGGATGTTGCGTCTTTAATGGCCTCGCTTGTGTCGTTTCCGACTTTTGTAAGCGCTTTTGATAGTCCATATGGTGTCATGTGTGTTGAGCTAAGCATCTGCTGCCAGCTCTCTGCAGCGTTGTACCAGTCACTTTTACTCCAGCTTGTGCTTGAGTACGCATTTGGTACAAATCCGCTGCTTCGACTTACTCCTAGTGCGCTGCTGCTTGCTAGTCCCATACTTGCACCACTGATTGTTCCTGCACTTCCTCCCGGTGTGCTTGCACCGCCGTTTGAGAATGCTAAGATAGGGTTAAGCCCTGCCTTTTTCATGTCCTCAACGGCTCGCTGGTATGCTGTGCTTGACATGTGTTCTTGCCACTCTCGATTTGCTAGTGCTTCTGCACTGTTGTAGTTCATGGCTACGCTGTTTTCGATGTGGTTGTATACGCCCTGCATGATTGCTTGTAAGGTGTTGTAACCCATCTGTTTAAGCATACTTTGACTGTTGTATTTGGCTTGCATGGCCGCTTCTTGCCCTTGGTATGCATATGCCTGTTTCAACCAGTCATTTACTTGTTGAATGTTTGTTCCGGATTGACTTCCGCTTTCGGAATGTCCGCCGCCTTGGCTTATGCTGCCGCCGCCACTTTGGCTATTGCCTGTCTGTCCCCATCCGCCAAACGCTCCGACTACGTTTTTAGCTGCTCCTGCAAAAGTTCCGATTGTGTTCGCCACGTTTCCCGCTACGTTTAGTGCTGCCGCTACGTTTAGTGCTGTTAAGATTCCTGATAATGCGCCCATTTAAAAATAGCCCGGGTTTTGCCCGGGCATCCTCCTTTCTTACAGTTTATTCAAGCCCGGTACGCTGTACAACGGCATCCGTCTCGTGGTTTTGTTTGCTACGCGGATTGCGCCGAAAAATTGAGGCTCATTCTGCACGATCAACGTTCTTGCAATCTCTTTTTTTCCTTCTGCCATCCACTCTTGCGAGAGTGTGGGTACTTCTGCATAATTGTCTGCGTAGTGCCAGAAGTCAAGTGTTCCTTCTGCATTACTTCGCATTTTACCGCTTACACGGTTTGGTTTCATTCTGTAATCAGCCCATGCTTCCTGATAGCCAAACGTTTCCTCGTCACTTGCTTCGCCGGTTAACATGATTTCCTTCTTTTTTACCGGTTGCTCGCCCAGATTTGCAAACTGCGGTACATAGTAGTCCAGTCTGTCCATTCGACTCCAAAAACGCTCCAAGCCTTGCTGATAGCTGTGATTGTGTCGCACACAACATACACCGATTACAAACCCATGTTCTTCAAAAGACTTTGTAAAAGAACTTTCGTTTATCGGCGTTACTGACATTGCGCCAGTTTCACCAATAGGCGTGTCTGTGTTGCTCTGCTGTCCGCTGGTCTGTACGATCTGATTCATGTTTACGTGGTATCTGCCACCGCCAAGATATTCCGGGATTTGTACGGTTTTATCCGAGATAACTACATCCCACAGTGCCTGTACCTGTTCGCGGTATCGGCTACCGCCTCTTGCCAGTGCTTCATAGTACTGCTGCACTGCCACGGCTTTTCTTAAGTCGTTGATGGTTGCGGCGGTAACTGAGCTTAGATCCGCTACTAGGTTAACACCTCCTATTTCGGGTATTTGTGCTGTTACAATTGCTCTTGCTGGTGTGTTATTGTTTCCGAGCTCCCCTCCTGCTCTCCAAAATTCGCTGTTTATGCTTGCCGTGTTGTTGACTTGGGAAGTCCAATCCAAATCGTCAATTAGGTTTGCTACTGTGTAGGTCTTTCCTGTTCGGTAATCTCCATAGTACACCGTTGCGTTTCCTTCCAGCGGCAGTGTTACGGCTGGTCCGCGCTGAGGATAAGGTAAGCAGCTGGTAAAGTAGTCATGGTATTTGTTTACTGGCAAGCATCGCCCGCCTTGTATTGCGTGGGCTAAATTGCTTTCAATGTTTTCGTTGTTTGAGTCTTCATATTTTAAATCGTTGTCGTCTGTTCTTAATACTGCTCCGTTATCCACGTTCTCATCTCTGAAGAACTCGTCCCATATCATGACATATGCTCTGATTGGTAGTGCGTTTACTTTAAAGCTTTTTTTGATTTTTGTTGGTACTCCCATGTAGTCTAGGATACTTGCTTCGTATGGCTGTGGGTTTTCTTTTGTTCCTTGAATAAGGATTTGCGGTACTTTGTAGGTACCCGTTGGCGCCCATGGTTTGTTGTCGATTTCTCCCATGAATTTCCTGAAGTTGTCCCACAGGATACGGTTTGGGCAGTAGAAATAGTAGAAGTCAATGAATGCATCGTCCATCACCGGATACTTCGGTGTGGTCATTCGGATGATTGCTGCCGTATCTACGTTGAAGGTATCGCCTGGTAATACTTCGTCAACATAAAATGGAATCAGTTTGCCTGAGTCGAACGTTGTTAAAGTCGTCTGGTCACGGTTAAACCGTGTTCGACTCGCTTTCATTTGTGGAATCTGATTAAAGTGTCTTTCATTGTTTCGATTCACTTTTATTCCTCCTTTGCTTTAGGTTCTGCTTCAGGCTTTGCTTTAGGTTCTGCTGCTGCCATTTTTTTCAGCTCTTCAAGTTTCATCGCGTTTGCCTGTGCTGTTGCTATCATGCGGTGATATTCGTGAATGTTTTGTGGAAATTCGGTGATATCCACCTCTGTTCCTTCTAGCGCTCCTTGTGACAGACTTTTCAGAAACTGCGGGTCAAAACTTGCTTTTCGGATAATGTTTTTGATGTCGCATTCATCTGCATAGCTTTCGATTTCCTGTTGGATGTCGATTGGTGCAGTTTCTTGCAGCACTTCTTGTCCTTTCTCGTCTTTTGTCCAGACGTATTGTTTTCGGAGTTTTTCTCCTGATTCAGAAAAGAAGGGCTCTCGCCCTTCTTCGTATCGTTTATTCATTCGGTTTGCCCTCCCACACTTTTTCCTTGTAGTTCTCAAAGGCTCCGGTCTCATCGTTAAACTCTGCCAGCTTGTAGCCCGTGTAGTCGCCCGGTGCCTGTCCGACAAACGTCTTTTCGTCCTTCGACATTACGTTGCACATACGTGCGAAGGTTGCATTGTTCTTGCTCTCGCCTACCCATGCGTAGCACTTTGCTACACTGTCCCACAGACCAAAATATTCATGATTCATGATATTTACTCTCCTTTTTACAGCCGGATGCCACCGCGCATAGGTTTCTGGCTGAGGTTGATGGTTTTGGTTTTTCGTGCGGTTACGTTAAACATACGGCGATCTTTTGCGCCGTTCATTGCTTTACGATGTCGTCCCATTGCTATACTCCCTTCGTGTTAGCTCTAATTCAATGGCATTTGCAAAGCTTTTCATTTGCCAAATTTCTTCCACTAGTCTTTTTGCATCCTCGATGTTTGACACTTTTCTAAGCATTTTGTAATTGCCGTCAATTTCTTTATATTTTCGTGTGAGTAGTTCTTCCAATGCTTCTTTGGTCTGGTCACGCACATTCCATGTTTTGTGTATCATGGTTACTCCTTTTCTTTTTCGTTGACTGTATCATGCAGCGCATGATAGATTTCGTCAAGCTTTTCGAGAATCTGCATCATAAGCCGGATTGCCTGTTTGACGTCTTTAATGGAAATCAGTGCCATTTTATACCCCCTTTCTGTATTTTTTCCCGGTTCGCACATCAAAGTGCACCCAGTTACTGTATACGATAATGCCGCATTCATCCGGTACGATTTCATTCAGTTTGTTGGCAACTTCTTTTGCACTCATGCCATCTACTCGGATATCTGCTGCCATACCGCGCATGTGGTAGCTGTATTTTGCTCCGTTGCATTTTTTGTTCCACTCTGGTGTTCTGTATCCGCTGGTGATTATTACCGGTTTTCCTAGTTTATGTCGGAGGATGTCCAGCACGTTCCATAGATATTCATCTATGAACACTACTGGGCTCGAGTCTTTGCAAGCAAATTCTTTTACTTTGAAGTGTCTTCCTAGTTTTGCGTTTCCGTCAGTATCTACAAGGTAGCTTTTAATGCTCATGGCTGTTTCCTCGCTTTCTGTTTTGATGATATCATTTTTTTTGTTGCTTGTCAATTGTTTTTTTGGTTTGAATGGCGCTTTAGCGCCCTGCCGTGCGTAGCGCAAGCGGAGCTCGGCTAATCCATTCCTTTTTAGCGCTGTGCGCGTTTTCAACACTTTCAACACTTTCAACAGGTTTTCAACAAAATACTAGCAAACCAAATACAACAATACATTAGAAAGAA